CAAGGCGAGGTAACGGCTATTGATCCAAATACCGGCTACCTAACTGTTGAAGCAGATCCTTTAGACGAGCATGAAATTAGTGTCGTTGGAAGTCAGGATGGAGCATCTATTAAAACATTCGGAGATACGGATAATGCTGACGTTAATATAGTAGTAGCTCAAGATGCGTCTCCTCAATTAATAAATGCATTTACTGTAGGACAATTAACAAATATTGATGGAGAATACTCTGGCTTTGACGACAACCATTATATAATGTGTCGCGATTTTATACAAGATGCATCTGCACTCGAATCGTTTACGATAATTACCGCTATAAAACTATCTAGAGCATCTACAGGAAATGACGGTATCATAGATAGTGCTGGAACTTCCGGAAGCGTTGGGTTACGGCTTACTACGTCGGCCAGTAATACTGTAAGATTTAGAGTATCTACCGATGGCGAAACTACGTACCCGATAGACATAGTCGGGCTAACACAGATACCAATTAACTCTATACTGTATATAAAAGTTGAGTACTCTAGTGCAGTAGGGTATAGCTTATACACATCAACGAATGGTTCTTCTTGGACGCTAGAAGGATCCTCTCAAGATACGAATAGACCTTATATATCGCAGTCAAGAAACCACCTAAGGCTGGGTGATAATAAAGCGGCTGGTTTGGTGCTGGGAGGTTCACTATATATCAATCATACTGAATTTACAGTGAACGGAGCAACAATCAAATTATATGGAACGGTGTCTCCAGAAATTAAATCAACTGCCGGACTCGAAACTGTATCTAGTACGATCAATGGATATCGTGACTGTATGTTTGAGGATTTAACCAATTACACTTTAAAAATACAATCTGGAGGTATAGCTCGTCAGGCTAATGAATCATTTTTAGTTAAATCGGGCGAGATTGTTTCGTGTGTGTTAAAGTATAATAACAAAATTGTTCATAGCGTACAAGAGATAGCTAGTGCGAATAGTGTCATTAGGCGCTCTCAAACTGTTAATTTTAATGCTGTACAGTCGATAGATACTGCAGCTTATAATTTTGCTGTAAACAACTATCTAAAGACTAAAAACTTTCCGTCATACGGGCAAGGTTCTGTATCTTCATTTAAATTTAAAGCAAAAGTTAAAACTGGTTCCGTAGCAAGTGGATCGGATCGCATATGGAACGATGGAAACTCATACGACGACTATGCTATGGGGTTCACAAATGATGGAAATGGCGGTAGTGCATGGTTCAACATTAATGGAAGCAATGCTATAAGTGGTGTTGTTCCTTGGACAGCTAATACAGTATACTGGTTTGAATACACCTATGAAAACGGTGTGTACACAGGAAAATATTCGTTGGATGGTGTCTCGTGGACAACATTCGCTACGAACTCAAGCGGCCCGTCTCCTAGGTTCACTGGCTATAACTACACAATTGGTGGTCGAGCATTCTCTGCAGGAGCTGCTGTTTGTGTGTGGTCCGGCACTATTTATTTAAACGAGCTAGTACTTGAAGTGAATGGTGCTGAAGTGTATCGTGGGACCTCGTACACAGTAGACGGAAATCCTGGACCTTCTGTAGAAGAGGCTCCTGGAGACAGTGTTCCAAATGCTACGATTAAACTTTATGGAGCTACAATATCGTCTATTAACGCATATCCGTACCAATCGATATCCTACGAGATATCTGCTCCAGGGTACGTAACAAAAACTGGTACATACACTGTACCTAGCTATAATCAAAGTAGCTTAATTCATACTGCGTATGTGGTAGTGGATAAGTCGATTTAAGGAGGACTTATGTCAACAACAAAAACTGTGAATGTAACGACCGGGAAAGTCTTACATTACACGATAACTAAAAGCGGGTACAAACCCGTTTCTGGAAGTAAACTAATCACAGGATCCGAGACCATTAATGTTAACATGGTACCCGAGTCTTCTTCCGATGGTGTGTACACGTTCGGTGATCGCATCGGCGGTTGCGCTACATTCTTTCAATACTTCGACAGTATTAATCCTACGACGAATGTAGCACAAAAATATGCATGCTTCATACTAGACGCCGCTTATAGGCGTTACGGCAGCACGCCGTGGGGACCGAATGACGCAAGCTTCTACGCTGACTTGCCTGTATACGGATATGGTCACGCAGAAGATACGACAGAGAGTGCAACGTATGTGACTAATTATGTGTACGACAATGTTACTCCGTCCGCGTCAAGCTATCAGTTATTCTACTACGCCAGAAATCCTGGCGGTAATTCGTTAATAATTAACGTTAATGGGGTGAACTATGTACCTCAGGTTCCTAATATACGACAGCTTATGACGATCTCAAGTTACTATTCGCAGCTTGATGCTTTGGATCCAACCGCAGCCGCTAATCCGTATACTAATCTTACGAATATCATGGCAAGTTCGTCCGATAATAGAAACCGTGCATGGAGTTCTACAGCATTTTCAACAGGATATGCTTGGTCACAAGGCGGGTACAATGGTACGAATTACGAAGGCAAGGCTTATGATACCTTTACGTGCGTTCCGATATTCGAGATTCCGGTGAACTAGTATGGAATACTTAATCGAGCATCCACAGCTTTTGTGGAACATATTGACGGTGATCTTTGGTGCAGGATTCGTTATTGCTGAAATGCGCGGCGTTCGTAAAGATATCGCACGCCTAGAGCAGAAGCAAGAAGAAAGCAATAAAGTCAAGATCAAACAGGCTGCTATGCAAGCTAGAATCGATATGCAGCAAGAAGAATTGGCAGAATTGAAAAGGCTGTTCTATGCAAACGGAAACACACATCAGCAGCAATAGTATACTCGAGTGCTCTTGCGGTTGTGGATTCAAGCCGACCGCAAGCGCGCTTTGGTTCCTTCATTCCCTTGCCAGACAGTATCACGCTTTGTTTGGCAAGGACATGACGGTCACAAGTGGAGCACGCTGCTACGCGCGGAATAAAGCGGTTGGCGGGGTCTCTAATAGTGCACATACAAAGGGTCTAGCATTCGATGTGGCGTATGCGAATTCCCGCGAATGCTACGCGATACTAGAGCATTTGTATAAAATGGGTATAAAGCGTATCGGTATTAATTTTGCAAAGAGCTTTGTACATTTTGATATCGACGCTTCTTTACCCCAGGAAGTCTTATTCAAATATTAAGGAGAATAGTATGGAAACATTACACGCTATCTGGAATTGGATTGTAGCACACTGGGCCGAAGTAGTACAGGCTATATTCGCTATTATCGGTGCCTTAGAAGTAATTGCAAAATGGACAGAAACCGACAAAGACGACAAGGCGGTATCTCTGGCTAAAGTGTGGGCTGAAAAAATCAACAAAATCGTCATTGAAATCATCAGCTATATCACCCGGTTCAAAGGAACCAAATAATGAAAACCGCGCTAATATTCGCCGCCTTGCTAATGTCCTCCGTTGTGCTGGTCTGGCTTGCCAGCCGCAAGGCGGCACGCGCGGAATTGGAGCTAAAATATGCAAAAGAACGAGCACGCCGGGAAGCGAATGCTGCAGAAGTGCTGGCAGAGTATATTAATCTTGACCGCGATCAGCTTAATGAGCGGGTGCGTAAAAAACGTGAGGCCGCAAAGCAGCGTTTGCACAATAAAGATTGATTGGACGGACGAAGCTCTGGACAATTTAACAGACAAAAACAAAGCCGCTGTGCTAATTTTGTCTGACTTTTGCGAACTTCCTGGTACAGCAGACCCCTGTTTTTGAACGAAAATGCGCTGTTTGGAACAGAAATCTTAGCATTTTTCGCTAAAATCTGAGCCTTTATTCTATCGACGTGTTAACGTCGTAGAATTTTTTGCCTTAATTTACCGTCGATCTTACGAGCTAGCTCAAAGAACAACCCCCCTCCCCTTATTAATAGAGTTGTATTTCCTTATATTATTATATTATTTATTTTTATCCCTCAAGATATATTTAAGGATAATTCAATTTATAACCGGAGGGGGGTCGTTTTGCGGGTAGCACGGTACAACGTCGAGGAATTTTTCAACGTCGATCTACCGTCTCAAAAATAGATGCTAAGATTTTGGCAAAAACATGTAAGATTTTACGCAAAAACGCTAAGATTCTTCAAAAAAGAGCGCGTTTTGGCAACCAAACTCACCCTTTTCCAGAAAATTTTGAAGTTGGAATCCTCGACGGTATTCACGTCGACAGCAATTTTATTAAAAATTATGCATAATTTAGGTAAGCCTAAACAAATTGAATTAATTTGAAAATATATTGCATTGAATCTATCGACGGTAGAAAAAATAAATTTGCAATTTTTGTAAAAATTAGTTATAATAATTGTGTCAGCATTAGGGAGGCTGCGAATGAAAAAAGAAGCTAAACACGAAGATGTAGAATTCGGGATGGTCCGCGTTAATAAGGACCGGGCCCGGAAAGCTGTAGACATGACAAAGCAGATAGAAATCAGTATGTCTGTTGGAGAGATTGTCTCTTTATTGGAAATGGTAAAAAGAGGTACCAAAGGCACCTTTGTTGAAAAAGATCCAAAATTGATAGAAGAGAAAATGGCTCATGCTGAAGATCTGTCTGCAGAAGAATTGATGTTGATCTCTACTGTAGTTGTTGCGGTCAAATTGCACAACGCTGTAGACCATGAAGTAGAACAAGCCGCTGTAGAATTGGCTAAAAGGGAGATTCTCGATGGCATCAAAAAACGAGCAAAAACCGCGCACGCTTAAGCGGAATCGTAGTATCTATCAGATCTCGGTTGTGAACTCTGATGCGTACGAAGACGCTAAACTCTGGATCGGTATCGCACAGGCCGTCGCCTTGTGGTTGATATTCCTAACCTTGTATTTACATTGGTATTAATATGAGGCTAAAACGAAAAGTCGTAAAATCTGTCTCAGCGCCGGACAAGTTTTTATTGTGCGAGAGGTTCTCCCAGTATACGTTTGAAACGTTCTCCGAGAAATTCCACAAATGGACGAATAGGCAGATACGCAATATTTACAAAGAGGTATTCGGGCACGAGCCTAGTTGTGATATTGTATGGGCGAAGTACCAAATCCAATACGAGCTTGCGCGGCAATCTGATATACGTAAAGGATTATTGGAGCGCCTTATGAAAGGTTCTGCGTTTCGTTCGGCCTATGAAGGCACGATGCGTTGCGACCTAAGCAGCACCGGGGAGATGCTTAAAACCATTATCCCATTGGAACAAAAATACTATCAAAAGAATCTAAAGGAGAACTTAATGAAAAAAGAAGCTAAAGTAGCCGCAATTAAAAAAGCGGCTGAAGTCAAAAAATCCAAATGCATCGGCATTACTCTTGGTCTGTCTGTATACGATACTTGGGTACATGTCTTTAAGAAAAATGCGATCACGCACGCAACAGACGATAAAATTACGGAGTTCCTATTGTCTGAATTCCCGGACCACCAGATTAAATCGTTTTACGCTGTGCACGCTTGTCGTGGTTACTACAACCAGGGGCGCTTTACTAAAGGCGTTAAGCCGGAAGTTAAATCCGTACGTTATAACGAAGCAGGAGAGCCTATGGTGCGCGGCGGCGTGAAACCCGCCCCGGTAGCTAAAAAAGCTGATCCTAGCGCGAATAAAGCTACTAAGGCCGCAGTTAAAACCAAAGCGGTCGTTAAAAAACGCGTATCTGTTAAAAAAGCGGCGAAATAACCGCTTAAGGTTGGGTAAGAGATGCTAGCAAAATCCTCAATGATGCGAATCAAAAGGTATCCGGTCTCCAGAGATACCCGGCGTCTCTTACCCCACCAAAAAGACATATTGAAATATATGATGAAAACGAACACTCCGGCCCTATTCATAGATATGAGACTTGGTAAAACCATTCTGACTATTGAATATGCAATACGCAAGGGGCTAAAAAACGTATTGGTAGTAGCACCGATGTCTGCGTTGAATTCCTGGGAAAAAGAATTAGGAGTTGAACGGATACATTGTTGCAAAGTTGTTGACCGTAAAAAAGCTACAATGGAAGATATCTTAAACGCTCCGTGGGTATTGACGAATCCTCAAAAACTGGCGAGGCCGCGAAAGCACATAGGCGTTGCTAGTACAAAATCAAAGCCGTTTCCGTTCCTTGAAAGGAAATGGGACTTGATCGTAGTGGACGAAAGTAGCCGTATTAAAAACGCCCGGAGCAATTACTTTAAAGAACTGATGAAACACTACCGAACGGTGCCACACAAGATATTACTTTCAGGGACTCCTACACCAGAAAGTATACTAGAGGCTGTTCCTCAATTGCTGTTTTTGTATGGTGAAGTTTTGGGGTGTAAATCGTATTGGGAATTCCTATCTAGGTATACACTGCTATACGGCTACGATAGGGTTCTCTACAAAAGCGCACAGGAGAAGCTACGGGAGCTATTGGCCCAGCGGTGTTACTTCCTGACACAGCAACAGGCCGGGCTGGCTAATCCTGTGCGCCGGGTGAAAGTTCTGATTAATAAAAACGAAGAGCAGAAAGCTTTGATGCACCAATTGCGTAAAGATTTCGAGTTAGATCTCGATGGTAAGCATTATGAAACGGACTATATTCTCCCAACACTAATGTGGGCATGCAGGATAGCTGGAGGCATTATGGACGATAAGGTTATAAGCGGAGCTAAGTACCGCAGCCTCCTAACCCTAATCCAGCGTACTGCTGGTCAAATAGTGGTATGGTTCCGCTTCAACGAGGAGCTACACTACTGTGCCTCCCGGCTCTCCGAAGCCGGATACAGAGTGGCCTCGTACTACGGCGACGTATCCGTACAAGACCGTAAATTGCTCGAGCAGCAATTCAAACGAAAAGAGATCCAGATCTTGCTTATGCAAGTCAAGACCGGGCTTTACGCCTTGGATCTGTCTTGTGCGGATACCGCCGTATACTATTCTAATTCTTGGTCGTTGGAAGAGCGCCTACAATCTGAGAAACGCATAGCGCATCCAAAGAAATCTAGCACGCTAACGTATTACGATTTGGTAACGAAAGGCTGGCCTGACAGCACGATATACAACGCGCTTCGCCGGAAAAATATATCTGCTAGGATTATATGGGAGGGCTATAAAGATGCGTAGATTCATTGTCTCAGTAGACCCCGGTTTCGGCGGTACCGGCATTGCATTGTTCCTTGACGGCGCGTTGTACGATTATGTGAATATGGGTTGTAAGGAAAAAGACGATTTGCGGTATGTGTTTCTTCCCCAGAACTGTGCAGACTGGGTTACACAGAATATAGACGATATATGCTCTGCTATTCATAAAAGGGAAGGAGAGCGAAGATTTAATTTAGACGTTGTAGTTGAAGATCCTCATGCTATGTCTGGCGTTGGTGGTAGAGCATCTTTACTCCGTGGAGATGTGTTTAAAGTGTCTAAACTGGCGGGGGCTATCGGTGCATTGATATGCTACCAGGCCGCCGGAATAAAATGCACGGCGTATAAAATAGTAGGTATAGGTCTGCACTATCCTAAAGTCAGAACGTGGAAAGGACAGACAAAGAAAGACGTGACAAAACGAAGAGTGCTCCGAGACGTTAAATTGCATCAAGGGGCTAAAATAAAATTAAACGACGACGAACCTAGCCATATTTATGACGCTATAGGGTTAGGGTTGTGGTTCATTAAAACTGAGGTAGAGTATGAAAATTAAAAAGAAACCCGTAAAGCCTGAATATTCTGATTGCGGGGTGCGGATCTCACAAACCGCGCTTGGAAGATTCCAGGACTGTAGACAGAAAGCCCGGCTTGCATTGGACGGTTGGGTAGCTAAGCGGCCCTCACGTCCGTTGCTGTTCGGTAATTTCTTTCACAACTGCTTGGCTATGTGCAACACGTTCATGAAATTCAACGGAAGAATACCGGACGAAAGAGAGCTTGAAGAAATGTGCAACGAAGAGTGGCAACATTTTCTTGAAACTCCGGAGGCCGCCGATCACGATGCAGCGAACGACATGCAATACGACGCTCAAGTCATACAAGTTCTTCTCCAGAATTATCTGGAAGTGTATGGAGACGGAGACCTTCAGAGAAATTGGGTGAACGTTGAAGGACGCGTGGACATAGAGTATCTCAACAACAGACTGATGGGGTTCTTGGACGGCGCATACGAATTGAAAGACGGCGCGGAATTGTGGGTATTTGAAACGAAAACCCGGTCTTACGAGGATTTAGAATCTCTTGGCCGGATACTCCATATGGAATTTCAAACGTTCTATTATATGCATTTATGGCTGTTGAAGTACGGTAGATTGCCGAACGGTATCTGCTACAATGTTGTGTTCAAGCCTACGATTAGAAAAACGAAAAAAGAGACGATGCCGCAATTCATTAAACGGCTTGACGGAGATATACGTAAAGATACAGGTAGATACTTCCAGCGGTTGTACGTTTCCGTCGATCCTGAGGAATATAAAAAGTGGAGAGCTACCACGCTTGATCCGTTACTTTTGGACTATACGAATTGGATGACCGGGAAAGCGCCTAGCTATAAGAATACGGCAAACTGTAACGGTAAGTACGGGAAGTGCCCCTACCTGGAAGTATGTGCTATGAACAGCTATGTGAATGTAAAAAAGAACGATTGGGGAGGACGGAAATGAGCAGAATATACGTGCAATGTGAAGGCCCGAAGTATGAAAATATGCTTCCGGCGCACGCTAAGCTGGACAGCGGCAAAACGCTGATACTGTGGGAGAGCTACATCGACCATAGATCCGCGCGGCCTGTGTACTTGTCTAGCTGTGAAGGCAGATTCTTAGTAGTACCAGAGTCTGCTGTAGTAGGTAATACAGTAACAAAAATAAAACTTGCGGAGGATAAAAATGCTACAAGTGAAATTACCGACAAAGAAATCTAAAATAGTAGACGACCTGTCTAAGTATTCTATATTTCTGTACGGAAAAATAAAGATAGGTAAGACCTCTCTGGCGGCACAATTCCCGGAAGCTCTATTCTTGATGACAGAGCCTGGCGGTAAATCGTTAGAGATCTACCAAATGGACGTGAAGAATTGGACGCATTTCAAGCAGATAATTGAAGCGCTCGAGACTTCAGATATGTACAAGACCATCGTAATAGACACGACGGACAACTTGTATAAAATGTGTACGGACTGGTACTGTAAACGCAAGGCTATCCAGCATCCTTCAGACGAAGAATGGGGTAAGGCCTGGCAGATGATTAACGACGAGTTCATGATGCAGATGATTAAATTGATGCAACTTGGACGCGGCGTTATTTTTACAAGTCACGCAGCCCAGCACGAGATTAAACGTTTCGCTCAAGAACCGAAAACAGAGACGACGCCTACGTTAGCTAAACAGGGCCGCCGGGTACTCGAGCCTATCGTAGATCTTGTTGCCTATTTCAGATACGCCGAAAAAGAAACCGACGATTCGTCTCGCATCTTGCAGATACGCGGTGATGCTAATACCGTTGCCGGATGCCGCCTGACTAAAAATTTCGTAGGTATCAAAGAAATTCCGATGGGAACATCGGCCTCGGAAGGCTACCGTAACTTTATTAAAGCTTTTAATAACGATACGGATTTCACTTCCCAGAGCGTTAAGCGCGCCCCAGTAAAACTTAAATTATCGAAGTAAGGAGACTTATGTCTAAAGGATTAGAAGCTTTAAAGAAAGCATGGAAACAAGCAAAACAGGACGCTAAAGAATACGCGAACCCTGTATTCAACGACGGTCACTACCTGACCAAAATCTCGAAAGCTGAAGTAGGACAATCCAAAGCTGGTAAAGATCAACTTGTATTGGACTTCCAATTCGTAGAAGGAGAGTATACGGGCAAACACAAACGCACGTGGCTCAACCTCGACGGAAGCAACGTACAGGGACTTGCAATCACCATCGGCACGTTGGAACGCTTAGGCGTGCACGACGCAGAGCCCGAGACTCTGGAAGAAGATGTAAAAACCCTTCTTGGCAAATTGGTGCGCATCCAGTTGGTGACTACGATCAGCAAGAAAGACGGCGTGACTGAATACCAGAACGTTCGTATCGAGAAAGTAGTAGGGGTAGACCCGGACGCTAAAGATTCCACCCCGGTCGAAGAACCTGAAGTCGAAGAGGCTGAAGAAGAAGCCCCGGCCAAACCCGCTAAAGCTACCAAAGCCGCCAAAGGTTCTGAAGAACCCGAAGAGGAAGAAGAAGCGGTTGAAGAACCTGAAGTAGAATCCGAAGAAGACGACGGCGTAGAGATTGAAATCGGTATGAAAGTGTCGTTCACTAAAAAGGACGGCTCCGAATTAGAAGGAGAGATCTCCGACGTTGACGAAGAAAGCGGTAAGGTTGTGATCTCCGCAAAAGACACTGACGGAAAAACTAAAAGATTCAAAGTAGATGTAGACCGCGTAAGCGCTCTATAATCTGCGTCGGTAAGAGGGGCGGGGGTCCTCCACTCCCGCCTCCAGATATAGACGATAGGAGAGTTTATGAATATCTACGGAAACGATAATTTGAAACACAAAGTTTATCTTGCAGGACCGTTCTTTACTAAAGAGCAGAAGGCCGTAGCCGAGCTAGTAGAAGACCTGTGCAACAAAGGAAAGCTCGACTACTTCTCTCCCAGATTACGGTGCTTGTGCCCGCCGGATGCGGACATGACGCAACGGAATATGACGTTCAATATGAATTGTGAAGCTATAGAAAAGTGCGACCTCGTTCTTGCTTGCATTGACGATTTTGACGCCGGGACGATGTGGGAAATCGGCTATGCATTCGCGCATAAACGCCCTGTAATAGCGTATTCTATGGTACCGGGCAGAGGGTTGAACCTTATGCTGACACAAAGCTGTAAAGGGTTCCTGAACGGAGAGGAGCAATTGACCGATTTCTTGGTAGCTAACGGAATGGTTAACTGGGACGTAATCGTTCCTATACATACGGGTGAGATTATATGAGCTATATTTCCGGACTTAAAATGAAAGAGTTATTGTGCGGCAAACTTACCCGCATTCGTAACGTTATTCGGTTCTCGAATAGCACCCGCATCAAAGACGAAAGCGTAGCGGAGCATTCATACTTTGCTGCATACTATGCCTTAATACTGGCTAAAATGCTTGAAGCTTCTACAGACATAAAAGTAGACTACGGTACGTTGTTGACCCGCGCCCTGCTACACGATCTGGACGAAGCTATATCGGGCGACTTCGTTAGACACTTTAAGTACGTCGACCCAGAATTGCATAAAAAACTGGACGAGGCTTCCGGCGAGCTGATGAAAAAAGAAGCTTTCACCGGAATATTCACGGCGAAGTTTGTGTGCGATGACGAATTCAAAACTACGGATGATCTGTACAGGCATTGGAAATCGGCTAAGAATGACGACGTAGAAGGAGACATTGTAGCATTTGCCGATTTTCTTTCTGTACTTTCGTATGTGATGAATGAAATCGATTGTGGGAACCGCCGCTTGATCTCCCAGCTGGACGATATGTATGAATACGCGGCCTCGTTCCGCAATCGTAAATTGTTCCGCATACACGATGAAGTGTCCGAATGGTTGAATCAAGTGATGGTTATCCTTAATGAATATCTTGGAGGTAGAGATGCGAGATAAAGCAACGGTATCTAACGGATACATTGAAATGCAGCACGCCAAATTCGCCGGGCTGAACTTTCGAGCTTCAGAATACTCTAACGTGATGATCCTTGGAGCTCATAGCGGTAATATCGGTGGTGAGATATATGAGCACTTGACGCGCGCTGACTACTACGCTAACGTGTGCATGGTTGACAACGCAGTAGAAGAAGGTGTGTTGACTTTCGATTTACGCGAAACACACCCGACGCTTAGCAAGCTGTACGCGGACACAGACGCTTTGATTATGTGCCAGGGCCGTACGCATCTGGACTGGATAGAACGTCAAAGTATAGACAATATCCACGACCAGTTAACGGATTCTTTGTACACGCACATGGTGCAGACTAGAGAGTTCGTCGAAGCTTCCATCTACCGTCCGTACAAAAAACAAATCATATACGTCGGTTCTATGGCGTACCGTCAGGTATTGAACGGTAGCTCTATATATTGCGCGGCAAAGGCCGGGTTGAATATGTTTGCGCGCTGCATGGCGTGGGAACTTGCACCGAAAGGATACGACGTTTACATTCTTCATCCAGGAAATGTTGCAGATTCACCGATGGCAGAAAGTACGATCAATCAGCTGTGCCGCTATCGTGGCATTACGCGTCAAGAAGCTGAAAGGTATTGGAATACTGGCAACCCGCGCACAACGATACTCACCAAACACGACATTGCAGTTTTGGTGGAAGAAATCCTAGACAACAAGATGATGTACGCCGCCGGGAATCCGATAGACTTAACAGGAGGCCAAAGATAGTATGCGTATTTATATACCAAAAGACGCCGTAGCACTTACGACATACAAATGCAGAAAAGGGGTGCAAGCGTTCAGGTTTAAACGGTCTAATAACCGTGTATCACTTCCCAGAGAAATAATAAATTGTTTCCCAGACATGGGCGCGGACATGTTTGTGTCTCCTACGGATAAATGCTTGTATATAACGTTTGTAGATAAAAAACGTGCAATGTTCTATGTGAATCGAAGGAGTGCATACATCAGCAGTAAGTCTCTTTTCGAGTGGGCTACGAACGCTAACGTATCTATACACGAAGACTATCAATATAGAGACTACGTGGTAGACAAAACGAGTAAAACCGTTAAAGTATCTCTGGTGAGGAAATGATATGAACGTAAAAGAAGCTATGGAAGATTCGGCTAAAGTGTACGCCGAAAGACAGGCTCAGTACGGGGACTCGTACAAAATGGTCGGTGAGATCATGAACATACTATTCCCAGCAACGATCCCGCTCGGAGCGTTCCAGCACATACGTATGCACTTAGTAGGCTGGATAGTGGGAAAGCTGTGCAGATATGCTACGAGCGTTAGGAATGAACAGCCTACAGACGATTCATTGAAAGATTTAGCGGTTTACGCTATGATGCTCTATTGCGAGGAGAAAAATAATGGAAACTAAAGTAACGTTAGTGTCTCACACAGCAGACCCGATGGAAACTCTTTACAAAATCTGGATGGAAAACCGGGACCCGAATATCCATTTGTCTATTCAAGATATTAAAGATACCGTGCACCCGGAAGAAGTGAAACGTATATTTGAAGTTCTGATTAAGTCCGACATCTCCGTCGTGCAGAATATCCATTTCACTTTCAAGATTGAAAACATGTCTATTGCGTTGCGCGAGCAACTGGTGCGCCACCGAATCGGAGTAAATTTTGATGGGCGCGTTGGCGTAGACTATATTCCGGACTTGCAAGATGACGGTATCTGGATCCAATCGATGCGCGTTTTGGATATGGGTATGTTCTTTACAAACGAATCCTACGAGATGCCGAAAGAAATAGAGAGCAATCCTTCGGCCAAACAAGATTACCTTAAATGCTTAGAGACTTGCCAGGACACGTATAGATTGCTAGTAAACGCGGGTATACCGCGCGAGACGGCCCGTATGGTTGTACCCTTGGCGGTGCAGCATGACATGTTCTGGACGCTGAATCTGGGCGCTTTATGCCACATATTGCGCAAACGCGGGTGCTGGATACCGCAACTGGGCCTTTGGAAACCGATTATCGTTGGAATCGTGCACGAACTTGCTACCCGTATACATCCGGTATTCCACACGCTGACTCAGCCACCGTGCGTTACGAACGGCAAGTTCACAGGCTGTCACTTCCCAGAAGATATTGCACGCCGCTTGGACCATTCGGATCCTTTGCCGCCGTGTCCGATAGCTTCCGGGGCAGATAAAATCAAAGCGTGGGCAGAAAATAAAGGTACCGTTGAACGCGTTACCGAGAACGATCTGGTCACGTACCAGAATATGCTCTCCGACTTCAGTAAGATGTGGGGCTTCGATTCTGTAAACGAAGACGGCAAGGTGAAATAATGAAAATCAAACCAGCTAAAAAATGGGTTGCTGTAGATACCGAGACGACCGGGCTGTCACCGTGGAACGGTGATCGTCCATTCGTGGTTAGCTGGTGTTGGAACGATGGGGATACGGGCTACGTACGTTGGGAAGTAGACCCTTTTACTAGAGCTGTAAAGGTCGATCCGTTCGATGTAAAAACACTTAAAAAGTTTTTATGCGACGCCCGTATTCCTAAAGTGTTTCACAACGCTATGTTCGATTTGCGTATGCTAGATATGATAGGTATTGAAGTCAAGGGTCGTGTTGAAGATACGATGTTCGCACTACGCGTGCTCGAAAACGACTTGACCACCTATGCACTTAAGCCTGTGTGTGAGCGTTTGTTTGGTATAAGCGACGACGATCAAGAAGCTTTAAAAGAAGAAGTGCGTAAAGCTCGACGCGAAGGCAAGCGTAAAGGATACAAACTTGCTGACGAAGTAGAAGCGGATTACTGGCTTGTTAAAGATCCTAAATATGTAGTGAACTACGCTACGCTAGACGTTATTCGTACGGCCCGGCTGTGGAAACTTCTGCACAAAATGCTTTCTAACTCTCCAGAAGACGAGGCTATATACAATAAAGAAATAGACTTGATGCCGTATACGTATGCTATGGAGTCACGGGGTGTACGTATAGACATGGAAGTTCTGGAAAGAGAACGTGCAGCCGCGCAAAAAGAATACGAAGAGAACTACGCAAGGTTGGTAGAGTTCACCGGACAGTCAGAACTTAATTTAAATTCATCGCCACAGATGCGCGCGCTATTTTATGACAAACTTAAAATACCGCCGCCGCAAGGTAAGAAATTTATAACAAAAGGAGGAGAACCGAAACTCGACAAGAAAGCTATGGAAGTACTACTGAAACAATATAAAGACAAGTACCCGGCGCTACAATGGTACGCAAACTGTAAGGCCGCCGCGCGTGGCGTTACAATGTACGATCAGTATAAACAGCTAGCGGTCAAAGAGGGTGAAGACTGGATTATACATCCTATGTTCAAGCAGATGGGCGCGGCAACCGGACGGTTCAGTTGCACGAATCCGAACCTGCAGAACGTTACAACCGGGAACCTTGTCAACGCGGAAAACTCCATACACGGACGCCGTCCATTCACTCCCAGAAAAGGGTACGCGTGGTATTCTTTCGACTACTCTCAGATGGAATTCTATATCTTCTCCAACTATTCTGGAGACGAGCATTTGATAAACGTAATCGAGAGCCACGGAGACATTCACGCGGTGACGGCAAATAAAATATGGGGCCACGGACGCGATATTGTAGCAGAAGAGAAAGCGAAGTATGGTCGTTCGGATACACGTACCAGAGGGAAAATGATTTTATTCGGTATCCTGTACGGTATGGGTGCTGCGACGTTCGCCGAGAACATAGGCGAATCGAAAGCGCAAGCAAAAATGTATCTCGACGATTATTTTAGGTCTTTCCCAGGCATAGCTAAGTTCATGGAGGAAGCTTCTGTAAATGGGATTGCACGCGGATTCGTACGTAATCTATACGGTAGGAAATACAACGTCGACCAGAACAGCGCGTACAAAGTTACGAACTATCTGGTACAAGGAAGCGGCGCGGATATGACCAAAGAGAAAATAAAAGAAACGTCAGACTTCTTAAAAGCTTCAGGTAAAGACGCGCGCGCTATTCTAACCGTACACGACGAAATCGTATTTGAGATTAAAGCTTCCCAGGCGACTAAACCATTCCTACGCCAGATTAAAAATATTATGGAAGACCACCACGGTCGTCTCCCTCGTATTAAAAAGATGTGCGTTGAATGCAAGAAAGTCCCGCCGGGTGGTAACTGGGATAAAACGGAGAAAGTACCATTATGATCACAAAGTTAGAACTGATTAAATTGATTTGTAGAGAGGCGCGAATCGGCCGTAAAAAACCGAACCGCCCTGTCATGACTAAGGAAGAATTGTATAAAATTTATACGTACCTTTCGTCTAAACATTAATTATAGGAGAGGCTATGATAGCTCAGGAAGTATTAGACGCTTTGAAGCCTTTTACAGACCATCATTTGATCTTGAAAAAAGGCAATATGAAACAAGTAGTAGCGGACTGTCCATTTTGCGGCAAAGAAGGCCACTTCTATGTGAATCCGTCAAACAAGCTGTGGGACTGTAAAGTCTGCGGGGCGCGCGGGAACCTAGGTCAGTATCTTTACCGTATGCACCGTATCTATATGGAGTATATCGAGGACCCGAAGAACGAGCACATATATGCAAAATTGAGCGCGGACCGAAAACTACCAATAAGCGCATTTAAAGCGTGGCACGTAGGATACGATCCGACGCGTGATATGTATATGACGCCAGTGTTCAACGGTACCGAGAGTCTTTGTGATATTAAGAAATATACGATAGGCCGCAAAACTATGAGCACGCCCGGCGCTACATCCGGATTGTTCAACAGGAATAAAATAGAGCACTTCGACGATATATACTTGTGCGAGGGTGAATGGGACGGTATGGCGCTCGACTGGCTTTTGCGTTTAAACGGCGTCAAAGCGTGTGCAGTTGCTGTGCCCGGCGCGTTAACTTTTAAGCAAGACTGGAGCGCTCTATTCGTCGGTAAGAACGTGTTCTGTATGTACGACCACGACGGTGCTGGGGAGAAAGGACAGCAAGTTGTAAAAACGCGGCTCACCGGATACGCGCGGTCGATTAAATACATTCACTGGCCAGACAATTTCCCTACCGGGTTCGATGTTCGTGACTGGATCAAGTACGGTATACGAGTGAAAAAGCCTAGGAAGAGTCTACAAAATTTATTACAACTTCTTTCAGACAACCCGAAGTTGCCAGACTTTAAAGACCCGGAGCATCCGACGGTAGACGAAGTCAAACAGGAACAAGAACGCTTACCGATCAATCCGAATTTAACAAACGAGGAGCTTGTAGCTACATACAAGAAATGGTTGTACATGCCGAACACGAATGTTCTGGACATAATGTTCGGCACCGTATTTGCTAATCGTTTGGCCGGAGACCCGGTATGGGTATTCTTTGTAGCGCCGCCCGCTGGAAGTAAATCAGAGCTGTTGATGTCCTTATCGCAGTGCCAGGAGATATATCCGCTGACGTCTTTGACTCCGCACGCGCTAGTATCTGGTACGGCGTGGAGCGAGGGAAAGGATCCATCGTTGTTGCCACAGCTGGATAAAAAAGTGTTAGTGCTTAAAGATTTCACTACGATACTGGCTATGAACTATACCGCGCGCGACGAGATTTTTGGTATACTCCGCGACATCTACGACGGAAAAACTGAGAAGAGCTTCGGTAACGGTTTGCGCCGGGAATACAAAGCTAAATTCGGTATACTTGCCGGGGTGACTCCGGTGATTGAAACATTCGCAACGACCAACCAGAGTTTAGGTGAACGGTTCTTGAAGTATCGTTTGCCGTTGGACACTAAGCAATCCGAAGAAGCTAAAATCCTAAAAGCAATTTCAAACGTTAATGCTGAATTGAAGATGCGCGCTGAACTTTGTCAAGCGGCGGCTTCGGTTCTTTCAAGGCCTAACCCTCCAGACGAATTGCTACCGAAATTCGCTGAAGTGTACGTACCAAAAGTTGTAGCGCTTGCACAGCTGTGTGCGTGGATGCGCGGCGTAGTTGATCGTGATAAATACACGCAGCAAGTTCTGTACAAGCCGTCGTCAGAAGTAGGTACCCGTATGGCTAAGCAGCTTGTTAAATTGGCTATGGGTATTGGTATTTATAAAGGAACACGAATCCTATCAAGCGAAGAGTATTATTGCATCAAACAAGTGGCTATAGACTCGTGCCCGCAACGTGTAGTAATGGTAGCACAGGCGTTGTACAAAGCATTGAATACCGACGGACTTGAAATGCTTAAGACCAAACAAATAACGGACCGAACGTTCTTGCCGAATGCAACGGTACTTCGTATCATGGAAGATATGAACTTGTTACGGATGGTTAAACGTGTTGAAATTAACGGAGAGTACTACTGGCAGCTGGCAGAAGATATGCGGCGGCTGGCTAGGAAGTCAAACGCTTTTGGAAGTAAACAATTAACGGTAAGTAAAAAGGAGGCTAAATAGTATGGACATTCACATCGGACAGAAAGGTACAGAAGTCACATTCCACGCCGGGTACTTAAACAGGGCCGCGCGTAGAAGACGTGCTAAAATGCTGAGAAAGAATCACAAATGAAAATACCGATAAAAGTTGTATGGACGAAACAGAATATAGACCAGCAGCTACGAGACTTGGTAGTCAAGCACCGGGTCTCTCCGGTAGCGTGGTGGTTGATGAGTTCATACGCTTACTACGTGCTCGATAAAAATTTCATAGAAGATGAAACGTTCGACTGGCTCGGACACTATCTTCACGATAATTGGGAGAGCATCAAGCACCCGAACAAACGGCTTATACGACGGAACGGCACGTTTTCTGGGTACTATGTTAGGAGCTATCCTTTGCGGTGCAAATTTGCAACGTGGAAGCTCATGGAAGAATTGGAGAGCAACTCATGTCTGAAGAAAAAATTGAAAATCAAACGAAAGTTAACCCGAATGTAATTATCATCAATAACGCCCGTGCGTTAATGACCATGCCGGAAGACAAACGGAAAGAAACGATTAAAAAGCAACTTGAATTAATCGAGAGCAATATGTTTCTGGTGGATAAAAAAGAAGACGGCACCGAAGTTAAATTTGAGCAGGACCCCTCACGCATCACGATGGTACTGATCGGCCTAAGCTCGTTGCAAGTTTACTGCCAGCAATTCTTGATTATGCATCAACGGTCTAAGCCGGACATCAAAATCGTTTCGCCGGACCAAATGCCAAAAGCGTAGGGAGGCCCTATGCCAAAAGTGATGATAGAAATGGAAATGCCAAAAAGTTGTAATGAATGTATATTCTTAATTCGGGGCCCATACCCACATTTTATGAAGTACTGTTTTATAACTAAACGCTTTTTGAATAGATTAGCTCACTATGCAGGAAGAAGACATTGTGGGTGTCCCTTGCAGGAAGTAAAGGAGTGAGAGTATGAAAACAAAGGAACAGATTTTAGAAAAGATTAACGAGTATTACAAACTACCGCAAATCCAACAATTGCATTTGCGTAATATCGGTTTCATTGACGCTTTGCGGTGGGTATATGAAGATGAAGAACCTAGTAAATCTAGCCGATATACTTCTATTGAAGAATATGACCCCGAAGAAGACGGTTTATAAAAGGAGGACTAGGACTATGGCAGAATTAAAACCGCCGATACAATGTGAAAGTTGTAAATACTTTGCTCCACAACCTGCTGGGTGGACTTGTTCGGTAGATGTTTACAGTAAAGTAGATGGGGAAATAATATCGACACCTGGAAAAAGACCTGAAAATTGCCCAGAATTGAGAAAACAACAAGCCATATCCGCTTGGAACAAAAGGAGTTAGTATGAAATTCAGAGAAAGACAAGTAGACGGATTTTTCGTAATTCACAGCTACGACGACAATCCGCTGTTGACGGAATTAATTAAGCAACGACTAGAAGTTTTAAACGCAGACATGGAAGACGTTCAATATTCTACACACATCACCCAGGAAGGCCGGGTAATGAACGATGTGCTAGTGATGTACCGTGCTAAAAAGCAAGAGACTATGGAGGAATGGATATGAAATGCATGGAATGCAAACTGTTAAAATACGACGGTAAAATTTTCCGCTGCCCGGCGCACCCCTGGGTAATGGACATCAACGTCTACACGGAGCACCGCAATTGTGGCGCGTCACGCTGGTATCCGAAGTACGCTGAAGACCGCGTTCGCGCGGCAAAGGAACAGGCTATCGAACTTGAATGTGCAATAGCAGACGTTCGTGACGTCATACAGAAACTGGAAGGATACCAGACCGGGAAAGTTAACCACATGAAAACACAGATCGAGGTATTAGTTACCGGATGGCAGAACGAGCTTGACACCCTGCATGACGAAGTACGGAAATGGGAATCCGAAGTAGCGCGCCTTGCAAAAGGAGAACTCCCCAGCATACACAACGGAGGTGGCAAAAATGTCGTGCCGTCTGAATTTTAAGATTGGAGACCGGGTGCTTATTAAATTGTCTGAAAAAGACCCCGGTGTTCTGGGAACGATTACTAAAGAATTCCCATTCCACAAAAAGTATTACGTTGAAGCCGACGACGGTGACGAATACATTATTCGGGAGGAATTCTTGCATGCAGCCCGGTGACATCATCTACGCTACTTCGTCGAAAGGCGAACTAGTACGGCTAGTATACGTTGGTGAGAGCGGATACAGCAACGCCCTACTGGTGAAGGACGAATTGGGTCGTATCACACGCATCTTTCCAGACGCCATACTAGCCGTTGACCGCAACCCGAAAGGAGATCCACAATGGAAGAAAAACCGAAGAGACGCAAACGATTCTACCGAACGCCGAAGCGTAACAAATTCAGCCTTAAGAAACACTACGAGGTTCCGATTCCAGAAGAGTACCGCAAAGTTGGAGACGCCTCGAACTACTGCGAATACTGCCGGAAAGAGTTAAAAAGGAAATTCCGCTACCGCTACAAAACCTACAAGCCACGATTTTGTTCGCGGAAATGCGCAAACAGGTTTCATGGGGAACAACGCATTGGAACGCACAAAAAGAAGCGCGTGGCCGCTTTTATGGGGCCAATGAACCGCGCTATATAGGCTATAGAACGCCGATATGCTTAAAACCGCTACAACCCGGCTGGGTGTTTATAAAAAACGAAATTAGGCCGTGTTTTAGCGGTTTTATAGCGTTCAACCTCTGAGAGATCGACGGTGAGACGGTACCGTCCTAGAAAAATCACAAATTTCCGTCGCTAGAAAATAGTACAAAATTCAAGGTTTCAGACGGAACTTTCTGGAAAAGGGGCCTAAATTCGCGATCGACGTAAATGTATTGAGCGCCTCGGCAAACGACCCCCTTACCCCCTCTGGTTGGTTTCTCATGCGCGCGCGTAAGCTGTACATATATTATTATTATTTTTATTTTTTTAGAGTTAGCCTTAGCGCTAAGCTTAAGCTGACGCACGCGAGCACGCGCACGGATGCGCCTCCGTCGCATGTAGGCGCGCGACGCGCGAGAAAAAGCCCAGAAACCTTATCCAGTTTTTGGCAAAAAAATTTTTATATTGATATAATTACAGAGTAATTATACAATATAACACGAAAAAGAGAGAATTTATATAATAACAGAGTTATTATATACCCAGAATTTACGCAATTCTCAGACGGTGAAATTACAAATCTACGACGTGAAATTTATACAGAATTTGATAACCCGAATAAATCTTAAATTTCAAGACAGGGGGAGGGGGTCGTCCTTTGACGTAGCTCGTGAGATCGTCGTGAATTTTAGGGGTCGATTTTTACCGTCTGAAACACGAGCATGTTGAAAAGTGCTCAGATCTACGTTCCAAACTCACAGATTTCAGCAAAAAACGCTAAGATTCGTAGCAAAACCGGGGGTTATGGTGCAATTTGTGGTTTTCTCCCAGAATTTTGGGGAGCCTGTAAAGGCTGCGGTTAAAAACGCAGTTTTTTAAATTCGCAGAACTTCATGAATTCGATCGACGTGAAGTACAGTACGCGCGGGGCGTGGCTCCGACGGTCATTTGCAAGTGTGTATATTATTAGTTATAATAATCCAATGACCGAGGCCGAAGAAAAGTTGAGCTTGAAAAAAGGTATGAAACAATTCACCGCGACGGAGATAGCGTCGAGGATGAGTTATTGGATGAAAAAATCTCCGGCCGAACTCGACGAGGCAGCAGAAGATCCGAGCCTTTCTATTCTTGATCACATATGCGTGCAAGGGCTCATGCACGACTGGAAATACGGCAAGATTAAGAACTTGGATTTGATGCTTTCCAGAATTGTAGGCACGCCTGTTAACCAAACGATTTTACAGAATCGGGTTAGCACAAGCGCGCCCGTACGCATTAACTTAGTAGGGGTAGAGGTTGGTGATGAAGATTCGCTTAAAGCGCTCGAAGACTTGCGAGCAAACGAGGACACTTCCCCAGAAGTCGTCGACGAAGCAACAGGAACCGACTGAAGTTAAATATGGCGTGATTAAACGCCTTTGGTCTTTTTTAGTAAAGCCCCGGCGCGGAACAGTAATATACGGTGGACGCGGGAGCGCGAAAAGTTGGAGCGTAGCAGCATTCTTGGTCTTGATGGCAGCATCGAATAAATACAGGATTCTGTGTTGCCGTGAAGTTCAAGTGTCGATTAAAGATTCTGTGCACACGTTGTTGAAGGACACGATCTATCGACTGAAGCTTCAAGGGATCTTTGAAATAACGGATGTTTCGATACGGTGCCCGGCCACAGGCTCTGAGTTTATATTCAAAGGGCTTAAGCACAACATCAACGACATTCGCTCGACGGAAGGTATTGATATCTGCTGGGTTGAAGAAGCCCACGCGGTGAGCGAAGACAGCTGGCGCGCGTTGATACCTACGATTCGTAAAGCGGGTAGCCGTATCATAATCACATTCAACCCGGACCTAGAATCCGACGCCACATACCAGCGTTTCGTGATTCATTGCCCTACTGGCTACGAGGCCCTGAAGATTAACTACGACGAGAATCCGTTCCTCTCCGCAGAGGTTCTCGCAGAAGCAAACTACGACAAAGAAGTTAATCCGGAGGCCTACGATAATGTGTGGCTCGGCAACGTACGCAAGCACAGCGAAGCTCAGGTATTCGCGAAGAAGTACGAGGTCCGCGAATTTAAGATACCGACGAGAAATGAAGTAGATCGTTTCTTCATCGGCGTGGACTGGGGGTTCGCAAAAGACCCAACCACGATTGTCCTATCCTTTATAAGAGAGGGGTATTTGTATATTTGCCGGGAAGGATACGGAGTTGGTGTGGACACAGGAAACATTGCGCGCGACATATTCAGCAAAGTGCCAGAGGCTGCAGACAAATGGCCGATTTATGCTGATTGCGCGCGGCCCGAGACCATTTCGTTCATACGTACCAGAAGATGGAACGTCATACAAGATGGCAAACCTCGGGAAGTATTCTACAACATACAGCCTGCCAAAAAATGGAAAGGCAGCGTGGAAGATGGAATTGCGTACTTAAAAGGATTTAAGAAGATCATCATCCACCCCAGCTGTGTGCATACGAAGATGGAGTTTGACAACTATTCGTATGAAGTAGATAAAAATAACGGAGACGTTTTACCGAAGTTGGTTGACAAATACAACCACTGCATCGATGCGATTCGGTATTCGCTCGATGGGTATATAACGAATCACAGTTTGGATTGGTTACGATACTATGACAAGTAAATTAAAGATCAAAAAGAAACAAAGCGCGACGCGTTACGCGGATAGTTTCCACACGATGATGGAGAATATTGGCGCGAGACGCCGCGACGTAACCAGCCGCACCAACGGCTACTTCGCCAGAGAACAAGTACTCTCCTACGATGAACTCAATGCAATTTATCAGACCGTACCGATCATTCGTCGGGCAATCGAATTGATCACGGGCCACATATTAAAAAACGGCGTGTCATTCACAATACCTGATGAACCAGAAGCCACCGCCGAAGTGGTAGATCTTGCCGAACGAGTCCAGGTAACGAAACTGTTCGAGCAGCTAGCACTGTACACCTTAATAAATGGGTGCGGCGGTGTGGTTCTGGTTGACAAATCTCAAGATCCTAGAAAGGAAATAAACCTCCGCAGACTGAAAGGCCGTACGCCATCCTTCACAGTGGTGGACGGTCGTTTTGTTACCGTGTCCCCAGATATGGATCCGTTATCACCCACGTTCTACGAACCCAAAAAGATCCATATCCTGGGGCGCACGTTCCACCCGAGCTGGGTGAACGCGATGGCCGGACTTCCTGTTTCCCAGGTCTTGAAGCCTATGTATAAATACTTAGGTATGTCTTTGATTGAAAACGCCTATCAAGCTATTGTGAACGACGAAGTGATGAGCAAAGCAATACCGAACATTGTGTACCGCTCGAGCGTTGTGAACTACAAAATCACAGGAATGAAAGACGCTATCAAATCCGGCGAAGAGGACAATATTCTTAAGTATGTGTCCGATGCGGAGAACGCGAAAAGTGTATTGAACGCTACGATTTGCGACGGCGAAGACGCCGTTGAAGTCATCTCCAGAGAACTTGCCGGGCTTGAAGGACTCGACGAACGTAGCCAATATCGTCTTGGCGCGGCGCTTGGTATTGCGGCGGTTGTTCTGTTCGGTAAAGCTCCGGACGGAATGAACGCTAGCGGCCACAGCGACTGGGAGAACTTCTACAACTACGTAGAAGTATGGCAGAAACGCTGGTACGACAACTTGCGGTGGTTCTACAAGATTTTGACGGCGTGTGTGACGGGCAAAGACGATGTTGATTTTGAGCTTTCATTTAATAAAGCTTCGTTGCTCTCTCCCCAGCAGAAGGTAGCAAACGATACGGCCGTACTTCAAAACGTGCAGATGATGCGGGACTTGGGTATGCCGGAATCTACGATCAACCGTTACCTTATTGAAAACGATTTATTGACCGAAGATGAAGCTGAAGAATTCTCACAAACGCTTGAAGAGATGGATCAGCTAGCGGATCAAGTGGAAGAGGCCGAAGTTATCGAAGAAGATAACCCGGCTATAGTGGCCGAGGACAAGCCTAAACAGCTACCCGGCCCACGTGCCCTTAAGAAAGGTACAAAGCCGATTAAGGCGGTTTAGTATGTCTTTGACAATTATCTCGGTGCGTGACGCGAAAAAGTCCGGCGTACGCTCGATGAAAGGAGTGCGGTATTCCGCATCGAATGCCGCATTCTACTACCAGATGATGCGCGCTCTGGTGGAATATATGCAAGAAGAGTTCGATCGAACTGTCATGCATGGAATGGGGAAGTTCCGTGATGAGAGTCCGAACGAACGCTACAAAGCAATGTTAGCGCTGTTCAATAAAAAGCTGAGAGCGAAGTACTCAGCGAAGGTCATTGAAAAGTTGGTACGACGCGCGTTGAAACGCTCGTCCGTCTATACCCAGAGAGAATTCGACCGGAGGCTTAAAAGCTTCGGTATCGATTTGAGTAAATCGGACGTGATGAAACGATACAGTTCTTACATGAGCACAGCGGTGATGGAAAACGTTATGCTTGTTAAGAATTTACGCGACGAACAGTCAAAGCGGCTTCAATCTATTGTGCTACGTGGTATGCGAGAAGGTATACCGAGCACGAGACTCCGTGGAGACATTCAGCACGCTCTGCAGATTGGCAAGAAACGTGCTACAACGATAGCTCGTACCGAGACCCACAAGCTTACCCAGCAGCTTGCCGACGCCCGCGCTATGGACGTTGGAATGAAACGCGGGGTGTGGAGAGCAATGATGGACAACCGCACTAGCGAGCAGCATGCGAGGTTTAACGGTAAGCCGTTCAATTTGGAGAAAGGCCTGTGGGACCCGAAGACGAGAAGTTGGAACTGGCCGGGAAGACGGCCGAATTGCAGATGTTGGACTGAATATATTATTCCGGGAGTTTGAAAATGAAAAATAATTTAATGAAGTATATTGACAGCGTGGTTGGAAACATTGCACGCAAAATTGAAGACGAATTTAACGAGAACGATCACCCGCGTGACAAAGGCGGGAAGTTTACGTCTAAAGGCGGTGAGGGCAAAGGCGGCGCGAAAGAAGAGCGCAATCTTGTACCAGAAACTTCCAAAGAAAAAGAAGCAAAGGAAGAATTAGCGTCTACGAAATCCGACGAAGAAATGCTTGAAGGACTAGACGATTACGGTGAGAATCTTTTAGATTATTGTACCGACATTGATACTACGAATGATGCTTTGCGCGCGTTGAACTGGGACACTTACGACTACGACGATCTTGAACAAGCACGCACCGCGCTTAAAGAGGCTATCTCCCAGAATCCGAAGGCTGCTAAAGAACTTTGGGAGAGCACGACGAATAAAGAAGAAGTTGAAGAAGAGCGTGCTGGCAAAGAAACCGATGCTATTGTAGAAGAATTCAAAGGCTCCGGTATTGATATGTACGCTGCGTTGGCCGACTTAGGCGTTGACGTACAGCATACTCCGGAAGCGTACCACGAAGATGTGTTTAAAGAAAAATTATTCAATAGTCCGAAGTTTAGACAAAAAGCTAAAGAGTACATCAAACAATATAGAGGATCTGATAGCGATGAAGAATGGTTCGGTACAGGCGAAGACGCGGCCCCTAAAAAGAATCGTTTAGGACGGAACCCTTTAGACAACATAGATCCGAGCGAAGACGACTCTCTTGATAATTCATTATTTAAGAAGACAGGTAAATAAATGGCTTTATTCAGAGACAAAGTAGAACTTAACAGCGCCGACAAGACCGCAATCATTATGCGGGACGGCGTATACACGTATCTAGCGGGCGAGTTCGCTGACATCTTCCCGGACGAAGACCCGAATAAAAAACTCCGTGTATATCGTTCTCCAGAAAGCGTGCGCAAAGCGTACGAACAATTTAAGCAGTTGGGCCGGATACCCGTGATCTTCGAGCACCCGGCTGAAGATTTAGATTTGAAGGACTACTCTCAAGGATACGGATATGACCCTGAACTGGTCGAGGAAGGGGTCAACCTTGCTATCAAGTGCAAGTTGCACCTTGAAGATGAAAGCAAACTAGCCTATGACGAGGGCGTGCGTGAGATTTCGTGCGGCTGGGACGGAGACTTCTCTACCCCAGAAGATTCCAGCGTTTATGACTACGAGCAGACGTTTTCCGGGTTCAACCATATTGCACTTGTTCCAGAAGGTAGATGCGGTACCTTGTGCAGTATTAAAGATCAGAAAGGAGCTAAAATGAATACGAAACTTAAGGACGCAAAGCACGCGGACTTGGTTCAAAAAGCTAGCAAATACTTAGACGAAATGGCCGAAATCACCAAAACGTCTGAGGAGATCGAAGACAGCCACGCTGAGGGTCTTTTGACTGCTATTCAAGGACTCAAAGAAGCTATCTCTGGATTCGAAGCTTTTGCTATGCAAGAGAACAAAGAACCGATGCAAGATGAAGAAGTCGTCGAAGAAACCGAAGAGAAAAAGGTAGAAGACGCTGGCAATGCGGATCTTCCTGAAGCTGAAGTCGAAGTCAAAGAAGTAAAAGACGAAGACAAAGTAGAAGAGAAGAAAGATGAGGAAGAAGTCGAAGTTAAAGACGAAGAAGCATCTTTGAACGCCGCGAATGAAATTGCTATGAAAGACGCCGCTGAATTTGAAGGCGGCATTAAAGAAAAGCTTACGCAGCTCAAAGACGCGCTTGCTAAGCTTTCTATTGGTGACAAATGTCACGACGAAGAACCCGCGAAAGTAGTCGATGCAAAAGCTACTATCCTCGATTCTAAAACGAAAAAGTACCTTGACGCCCGCATCAACGACGCGGTCGAACTTGGTATGAAATTAGCGGTCAAACGCTTCCACGATGTGTTGCCGTTTATTGCGGATGGCACCATTAAGATGTCCGACGTTAAACCGGGTATGACCCCCTGTGAGATTAAACAAAAATACGTCGAAGAACGCACCGGGAAGAAATATACGGACGCGAAAGCTTTAGCTGTAGCGTTTGATATTGCGACCAAAGCTGAATTTAACGACGGCTGGAAAGGTGATGGTAAATTCCATGCCGACGTGTTAGATGAAAAAGCCGATGAAATCGATAGCATCGGTATCAACAAAGGAGCTAAATAATGACTGTAACCTACCCGAAATCTGGGTTGCAAGATAGCGTTGGTTTCCAGAAAAATGGGAAACCGGGTACCTATCCTGTGCAAGCCTGGAATGATGAAATCGGTACGTTCCAATTCGCGAGCACCTTGGCCGAAGGCTCTGTGATTCCGTTCGGCGCAGCGGTGCTTATGGGGAACTCCGAAGACGGTATTCGTCTGCCTGCCTCGACGGATATCATTAAGCAAGGTCAAACGATTCCGGCGGTAGCTGCCACTGGTTCGTTGGCTTTCTCTGGCAACGTAACTGCTAGCGATACGGTGACGATCGGTTCTACCACGTACACGTTCGTAGCCAGCGACCCGAGCACCAATGAAATCGAAATCGGCACGACTTTAGCTGAAACGATTGCGGCACTTGCTGAAGAATTGAACTCCGGCGAAGTAGTAAAAGCTACTGCTGGTGAAGGCAAATTGGACCTCGAAGCTGCGACGGCTGGCGTTGCTGGCAACAGCATTGCTACCACAACGACTTCGTCCGTCATCACCCCCAGCGGTGCTACGCTGTCCGGTGGTGCTGATGCTAGCGAAGCGGCTGCTGCCAATGCCTCGTTCGTAGGTGTAGCGGTATTCAACTACTACTCTACTGTACAAGCGGGCGGCTATAAAAAACAAGATCTCGACGTCAACGTAGCTGTGAAACAAAAAGGCTATGTAACTGTATTGATGACGAGCTTGGAAGACGCCGTGTTCCAGGGCGGTGTTGCGTTGGATCTTGCACACCCTGGTCAATTCAAAGTTGCTGGTTCTGGCGACACTGTTGTAGGCAAAATCAACAAGATTTTCCCGGACTATGGTACCGCTGAAATCGAGCTGAAGGAGTTCATCTAATGCCTACGTTTCAAATGAACAATAGAAAATTCAATGGTCAAAGCTTGAAAGCTTTGGCTAAATCCGCTCGGATCATTGACTCCAAAGCGGTAGCTGGCGCGAAATTCTCTGATGCCCCGATGTCGGGTACCGGGTATTTCTTGGAACAGCAATTAACCTACATCGTACCTGAAATCCTGAAAATGGAAATGCCGAATCGTCCTATGCTCGACATCCTCGAAGCGGACAACAGCGGCGCGTACGATAAGATGATCATTCAACGCATGGGCGTGTTTGAAGGTCGTCACCAACCGAAGAATCCGGGTGCTTTAAAAGACTCTACGATCACCGTTGACACGAAAATGAACGCGATGCTCGTGGTCGACTTCCAGGGCTCTTCGACCTACGATTATGTTTCGTTGAACAAAGCTAAACAACTCAACGAACAAATCGATACCCGCATCATTGAAGCTCACAACGAATCGTATCGTACGATTGTTGATGAAGTTGCTTTGTTAGGGTATGCTGGCGACAAAGCCTCCAACGCCTATGTTGCTGGTTTGGCGAACTCTCCGCTAGTGCCGGAAACCAACGTATTGACCGCGGCCCACAACTGGAAAGCGGCTGCTACGTCTGGTAACGACATCGTGGAAGACCTGTTAGCCTTGCGCAATGCCATTTATGGTATCGGCGGTGGTAACGCTTTGTGGATGCCGAACACGGTGATCCTCAGCCCTGAAATGTTCATTATCTTGAACGGTAAGAACTTCAGCGTAACTGGTTTCTCCACCAGCATGACTGCGATGCAGTATTGTGAACAACAATACGGTATGAAATTCTACGCTTCCCAACACTTGAAAGGTGCTGGTGCAAACGGCGAAGATCGTATCGTGATGTTCAACAACGACCGCAAAGCGTTAAAATTGCAACTGCCGTTGCCGTTAACGTTCTCGGCCGTCGAACCTCAAGCGTTCGATTTCCGCATCAGCTCTATGTTCCGCGTAGCGGGTGTGAACTTGTTCCAACCCACCACGGTCGGTTACATCGACGGCTATCACGCCGCCCAGTAAGTTGATTTGGGGGTGGTACGCTCTACCCTATCACCCCCTCCCAGAATTCTTGGTAGAGGAGAATTATGAGCGTAATCAAATTGATTAAAAATAAAACTGACCGCGCGTTTCGTTTTGATGCAGTGACGCAATTCCTGCCCGGCGAAACTGTAGCGGTGAGTGAAGAAACAATCAAAGCGCGTCCTGCGATTCAGGAGCTGCTTAAAGCGGGTCTCTTTGCTATCGAAGGAGCGCACAACACGCCTCAGGTAACTGAGGACGAGGTCATCGAGGAATAGTATGATTGTTATCAACCCGGATCAAAAAGTAGATACCTTGAATTATTTTAGAACACAGATGCCCGAATTCGCAACGATTACGGACGCTGTCTTTAACCGCGAGCTGAATTCTACGTGCATTTACGTTCCAGAATTCATTCAAAAGCATCTACGGATAAAGTACCACAACCAATCTCAGCATTGGATGATACTCCGTGAGATCCTGATAAACTGGGTTGCGCATCGTATTGTTTTGAAAGACCTCTTAGCACAAGCCGCTGGCGAGGAAGCTCTGCCGGAGGAACTCGTGCGAACGGCTAATTCCTTGTCAGAGGGCGGCCTAAGCGTATCTTACGCACAAGCTGAACCCTCTGGCGAGACGCCGGAAGCTCTTTACGACTATTTAACGAATACGGCCTACGGACGCGCGGCAAAGATTCTAATCGAGCAGTGCTTGACCGGGGCAAAGGGAGTGTTCTGTGTTTAGATTCGTACTCTCCAACAATATTGATACCGCAAAAGCGCAACGCAAACTCCGCAAAGATAAGAATATCGGCGAGATTGAAAAGTTGGCGCGGGGTACGATTTATGTTGGATTCCCTGAGAGTGCGAAAAACGAAGACGGCCTAACGATTGCAAAGTATGCGCGCTGGAATAACTATGGCACGTTCATGCATGACGAGAACGGCAACGTAACCGGGCGTATCCCTGAGCGCCCTTTCTTCACTGAAGGCTTCTTCTTCCAGAAATACGTAGAGAAAAGAGGCAAATTGGCCGAACATTTGTTGAAGCAAATCACTAGTAACAAATTAAACGCTAAGCGCGCGGCTGAAATAATGGGAATAGAGGCCGTAAACAACGTTAGAGACGCTATTCAAACCGGACCCTGGGCACCTAACGCTCCCTCTGTAGAAAAGCGCAAATTAGCGAAATCTAAAGGAAAGAAGTCTAAATACGGGGTCAAACCTTTGATCGATACGGGAGACATGATAAACGCTGTGACGTATTTGGTGGACGTAGAATGAGATCGATTATACAACAGTTCACAAACGATTCGTGGTTTCGCCGGGGCAAACTGGTAGTGCATTCGTTTCGTTCTTACCCAGTGCACGGAACCTATGTGAAAGAAGAAACCGGGGTGAAGACGTATTCCCGCAAATTCTTTATTCACACAGCTTCCGAGGCTGAGATTAAAAATGCAGGTCTGTCTGAAACAGTAGAGCATTCCATTGTTATGCATTTGGAATTTCCGTTGCGGTTTAGTGACGGCAAGCCTACTGAATACATCCTCGGAGACGGAACGAAAGTGACCGGAGTAACTGTATCCGACGAGGTAGAATGGAATGGGTACCGTTACAAATTGGTCTATCACGGGCCGTGGAATCTTTGGCGGCATTGGTATTATATAGCAGTGAAATTGAATCAGGAAGGACAAAGCGTATGCTAAGTATCAAACAACTTAACGAAGACGTAGTGTACCATTTTCTGACGCAGCTGTATCAGAATGTCTTGGATACGTATAATCTAGAGATACTCCAGGACCGCCAATCCGCGCCTAGACCGACGGATGCAAGCGGGTACTTAAGAACCTACGTGTATTACCGGGTGGAGTCTCCGCGCGGATTGCAATGGCAGACCAAAGACCTGGTAGAAGATAGCAGCGGGAACGTTGCCGAACGCACTATCACCCAGAGACAGGTAAAAATTAAATTAAATTTTTTAGGCGCGCATGCATCTGATGCCGCTTCTTATTTCGATCACGCTATCAATTCAGAACTTGCCTATTCTGCATTGCGGCCGACTATCGACGGCAAAGTGGTCGAATTTCAGTACAATGGGCACACTGACCCGGTAGACCTAACCGAGATCGAACAAACAAAGTGGGTTGCGCGGGTCGAATATGATGTTCTGCTCGGGTACGTCGATAAAGTAGATTTCAGCATGGATGTCTTCCAGAATGTTGAAGCTGAATTGGACGTTTCCGACGGAGAGACGGTAGTACCTGTTACCGTTAAAACAATAATAGGAGAATAAGATGGCGTATAACTTAAGAAATGTTATCGACGTGGCAAACAAGCTACAAGCTATGCCGCCCGATAGAAAGACCTTCGGTTATGGCTTGGCCCTGATTAAAGGTACCGCGCCCGAAGGATCCGATCTGGTAATGGGTCCGTATACGTCCGTTGAAGAAGTTGCTGAAGCCACAGGCTCCAATTCTGAAGCGGTTCGTATTGCTACTACCTACTTCCAGAACGGCTGGTACGGGAAACCGTATCAATTATACATTGCGTATGCGAATACCGAAACGCTAGCGTCGTTGCCGGACTGGACGACCGGGCAATCCTACGAAGTTGGTAGCAAAGTTAAAAATGACGATACGGCCTACGTGTGCACTGTAGCGCACGCTTCGTCCGGAACGTTCACTACCCAGCTTTGGACGAAATCTGAAGAAGTGATTGCTGAAGCTACGGAATGGGAACAAGCTACTGATTACGGTGTAGGCGACGCGGTAAAAATCGACGTTAGCACTGATGATGAAGTAGAAGAATACGAATACTATACGTGCAATTACGCGCATAATTCTGGTAGCGATTTCACCCTTACCTGCTGGGAGATCTTCACCCCGGAAGGACAAGACATCGAAGATTGGATGCGCGGGTACTTGCAAGATTCTAAAAACTACTACGTATTCTTGCCCTCTACAGAATTTACAACGGCACAGCTAGTTGCTATTGCGGGTAGCGTAGAAGCCTCGACGCAACCTAAACTCTGTATCGAGACTTATACGGAAGCGGATGCCTATGACACTTCCGCGACCGCCGACCTTGGTTCTACGCTTAAAGCGCTTGGTTACGATCGCACGATGGTAATCTATGAACCGAAAAACTCGAACGGAGTAGTACAGTACGTAGGCGCGGCTGTGTTGGCCGGGTACGCTACTGTTTCATTTACCTCTGCCAGACCGTCGATTACGATGGCGAACAAACTACTGACTGGGGTGACTGCTCTGGACTTGAATAGCGCTACATATTCCGCGTTACAAACGAAGAATTACAACTTCTATACGAAGACAACCGACATCGATACGAACATGTTCATCGACACTCGTATGGCTTCGGGGCAATTCTTTGATACGATTCAAGCGGCAGACTGGCTTGCTTACGATATGAAATACAAGCTCGTAAACTTGGTCCAGAACAGAGATAAAATTCCGTTCACGGCCGACGGCTTAGCGCTTGTCAAACAAACAATCTCGGAGACCTGTGTTGAAGCTTTGAACGCGGGTATCATCGGTTCCGGATACGATCAAGACAACAACTACATTGAAAATGGTTTCTTGATCCACATGCCAGAATTGTCGGACATCCCGAAAGCTGACAAAGCGCATCGTATTTTGCGCGACGTTAAAGTGACGTTCCTGTTGGCCGGGGCTATCCAGGTTATCAATATCTTAAACGATATTCAACTGTAAGGAGCTAAAAGATGAGTTTATTGTCACTTAGAAAATTAAAACTGACCATCTCTCCTGTGCTTACTGGTAAGAAAGTATTGTCTGACTTCGCTCTTGGTGGAGAGACGATTTCTTACGGCTGGTTTGATGGGGAGCTAGGATCGATCTTGCAAGGTATCCGCAGCAGCTTAATGACGGAAAATCCGAGCACGATCTATCGTGTAGCGTTCGACATCATTCCGTTGTCTTACGACGATCGGTTGTTAAAATCTATCATCAACGACGGAAAAATGAACGGTATGCAAGCTATGCCAGGTATGTTTGAAAATCAGGTGGACGGCTTCTCCGTTATGTCTGATGAATGCTACATCCTAGACACAGCGAATACTCAATTACGTACGACGCCCTCGGCGGTTTCGTACACGTTGGTGATGTTTAATGCTATCACCAAAAATCCGGAACTCTAATCCATAGGAGGGTAGAGATATGGCATTTAATACAGCAGTTCCTGTTCTTTACGAAAAAGTAGTTGATGGTGTAAAACTCGTTGGTACACTGCCCGCGTCTGCATTGGAGCAGTATGATTTCTACGTGTCGATGATGGCATACTGGGAATCTAAAACTCCACAGACGTGGGCGGTGGTCAGAAACTACATTGTATCCCATACCAAAATAACGGAAGACAAAACTGGGATAGAATTAAAGCCTGAAGAATTGTCGTTCACACTCGTAAAAATACTTGTTGACGAATACTTAAAAATGGCGTCCGAGTTTTTTACGTCCCCGCAAAAGGAGCAAACCAACAAGTAGCTCCTTCCCCAGAAGATAGTGCACTGCGGGGAATGATGGAGGAGAACGGCCTACTGAATAATTTCAGTTATACCGCGCTCCAATTGGTAGAGATGGGGTTGTGCCGATACCATGAATTGAAAGATGGTACCTTGAATTTTAGAGACGTGATATTCCTACTGGAATACGCAAAAGTTAAGAATGAATTCTTAACGTGGAAAGCTCAGAGAGAAGAGTTATGGCAGAAACAGCCGCTACAAGTTGGTGGATTAAAGTAGGTGTACTGTACGACAAAAGCGGATTTAAGGGCGTCGTAGCAGGAATGCTCGACATCAATAAAGCCGCCGGAGCACTCTACGACACATTCAAAAAGGTCGTGGATGTGAACTCTGACATGTACAATACAGCGCGCTATTTAAATGTAACGACCGACGATTTACAACGCTGGGAACGTGCATTCCGTTTAGTAGGCGGCTCTGTTGAAGACGCGCGCGGCGCTATTGCGTCTTTAAACTTCGTGTACGATAAATTGCGCTTAGGAATGGACTCCGGGGCGGCCGAGATCGGCGCTCGTTTAGGTCTATCTCCAGAAGATTTCTTGTCGTTTGACAGGATGCTGACCGCGTTAAACAAATCGTACAATGAGCTATTCCAAAGCGACTACGGATCCTTTAAAGTCCTGGCAGAACAATTAGGTCTGTCTGAAAGTGCTATGCTGCTAGTAACACAAAGCACGCGGGACTTTCAGCAGACCTTAAGACGCTCGTCTAACATACCATTCATACCGGAGCATCAACTCAAGGCCGCGCGGGAACTCGATAAGCAATTCACCGAATTGTCGATCAAGTGGGAGAATTTTAAAGCCTCGTTGATCAGCACTTCTTTGCCAGGACTTGAAAAAGTATTCTCTCGTATTGGGGAAGTCTTGTCCAATCCGGAAACGATGAAAAGAATGCAAGACTTCTTTCAAGAGTTAGAACGCGGATTCAACGAGCTTGCAACAGATGAGAACATAAACGCTCTCGTAGAGAATCTTGGTATCATAATGAAAGGATTCTCGTATGTAGCAAAAGGGGCCGGGTGGACGCTTGGTAAATTTAAATCAGGCGTTGAAGGAGTAGCATCGGAAGTAGGTGATCTTGTTGGAGAGCACGAAAGAGGTGGTATTGACTGGAAAAATAGACTAGCGGCTCCTTTATATATGTTTAAGAGTCCGGCCAGTATTCCGGCTGTGTCTGGGGAATCAACAAGAGCTGTTACTGTCAACCAGAATATAACCATAGATGGAGCACAGAATCCACGCGCTGTGGCGTCTGAAGTTGCCGGAGCAACAAAGCGCGCTATAAGCAACGGAAACGCGAATATGCGCGCTGTAGACAACGCTAGAAATAGGACGGCTTTATAGTATGTCAGCTACAGACAATATTTTAAGAGTAAACAACGTACGCGGGGTCGTATCCTCTTTAATCGATAGAGGATCCGATGCTAAGCTAGTTAACCAGAATTATGAAAAAGAAGGAGATCTCAATTTTACACAAGAAGCCTTACGCGACTGGCTTAAAAAGTACCATAAAAAGACGATTAAGGAGATTCCTTTGGATGTGGTGGTCCGCTATTCTCCGGCGCTGTCTACGGCTGTTACGGGCAATCCTGTACAAATAGGCGTGAACGTTAACGACCACACGTACAACAACCCGGACACGCTAATCGTTCACTTCGGCACCTCGGATGTAAAAGGTACACTATCCAGAATGTCTGGGCTGATCCGTACGGTTGCGAACGGATTTGACGATTTAAAGAATTTAGAAACTCCTAGCCGTTTGCAACTTGCTATGCTTTACAAGGCTAAAGAAGAACGTACGTTATTCGCTATAGACGACGGCTTAAGAACGTACACGGACATGCTCATAACGAATATCGAATACGATAAGGACAAAACCACTTACCGGGCGCTGGTAGCGACGATCACTCTCCAGCAAATGATATTCGTTAACGTTTTAACTGACAGCATGAAAAATGGTATTTTAAGGACACAGCCTGTAGCGCTTGACAAGTCTACATTCGCGTCGCGGGCCAATCAAATTTTAAGGATTAATCTGGTATAGTATGCTAGAAATTTTAGAGATTAAAACTCCTGAAGAACAGAATATCTCCGTTACATACGGAGACCGCACTATACTGTACGAGATCAAATGGAACGACGTACACAACGTTTGGTACTTTAATATAAAAGAAAACGACGAGTACATAGCAACAGGAATTACGATGTCTTTGAATTGCAATCTATTGTACGACAAATTCGGTTTAGGCAAGCTGTATTTAATAGACACATTGCAAGGCGAGACAACAGATCCTATTGTCAAATCTGATTTAGGTACGCGGCTTGCGTTAGCGCGGGAGTGGTAATGAAATATATCAATCGTTATCTTAGAATCACAATACAGCAACCCGTACAAGACTACGGGACGCTCGTGTTTGACGATTCCTGGAAGATA